TAAAGCTTTTGTATATCTAGAAGAAAGTCTGTCATAAAGGTTGTCCTCTATTGCTTCTTCTGTGATAGCAAATGCTAATGCAATTGTTTCCATAGTGTAACGAGCAGTGTAAGTCTCTTGTGCATCATCAAATGCTACACTTTGACCTTCTGCTTTTACATCGGCGTTAGCGAAACCAGATAACATAACTTCCTCTTCGAAAGCCCTGTCACTTGATTCAGTAACGTATATTTCGGATGACTCATTGTCATACCGTTTGTACTCCAGCCCAAATAGTGCATTTAGGCCTGGTTCTAGTTCTTTAACTAGCTGTGCTCTTGATATTGCCATTTCTATTTGCTCCTATTATGCCATTGTCGCGCCACTAGCATACTGGTTAAGATTCTGAACAAAAACAACAGAGCAGTTTGCTGCTGTGATGTCTGAGTTTTCAGGATCTTCTGCGATTCTTACAGTTCTCCAAGTATTATTTGTAGCGTGACCACCTGCTAACAACATTTTGTTTGTTGACTGACCACTAGTTGTTGAACCAGTAGTTGTCGACATTCCGAAAGTTTTACCCATATTTGCTATAGGTATAGCTGTATCCATACAACCAACATAAAGTTGCTTTGGATTATCGATTACAAACGCTGTGATGTTTTCAGAGTTGGCTGGAGTAACCTGTGAATAGTAGTTCTGCCAAGTCGGCTTCTCTGTAGTCGCCGCATTGTAGAACACACCATTTAAAACACCAATACATAAATTGGTGATAGCTGCTTGCCCTGTAGTTATGTAACCAGCAGCCTGTAGAACAGACGTGCCTTGATACATACCAGTAGCATAGTTAGCTTGGATGTAGTACTTACCTTGACCCTGAGATTGATCGGTTGAACCGAGTGTTCCCTGAGCAATAAGACCAAATCCTACTGTGTTTCTATTTGCCATAGTTTACTCCTAATGTGCCTGCCTTCCGAAGAAAGCCTCCAGCACGGTTGATATTAACTAACGATAGTTTGAGAATTACTTCTTTGTACCACCGAAAGTGTGCTTCGAATTCCTATCAACTTTGATAGGCATTCTCTTATCTTGATCCCTAAGCAAGTCGGTTTCTACTGCTTCGTCTTGACCTTCAGTTTGTCTTTTCTGATAGTCCATACGAGCCTGCGCGAGTTCTTCGGGTATCCTTGCCAAGACAAGGCCTCCTACTCCTATGACTCCAGCGAATTTACCGTCGGTCACAATCGGATAAGAAGAATCTTTATATTCGTCAGCTCTCACTAACTCATATCCAGATCTCAATCTTCCATGAATATTCTTGGAATCATTGAAACCCATTGATTCAGCTCTAATCCATCTGTGCCTAAAGCCATCTGGCGCTGGCGGTGCATCAAGAGATGAAGGTGGCTTATACTGTTTAGGTCGTTCAGTTTTCTCCCTAGTATCAGCCGCACGTGAAGTTTTATTTTTATCTTCCATTTTATGCTCCTTCCGTGAGTTTTAATTGTTTAGCATACTCTTCTAGTGGCACACCTAATTTTTTCGCTATTGCGACTTGAGACGATGTGAGTCTCACTTGTTTGCGTCCTTGTTTTACACTTCTGTTAGCTGAAGCGACCGACTGAACGGGCTTGGACGTTTGCTTTGTTTCATTATTACCAAATTTATTTGGAAAGTCAACTCTTATACGTTTGTCTATTTCCTCATAATATTCACCAGACTTAGGATCAAACCCTTCTTTTTCTACTAAATCTTTATGGATTTCAAAAGCAGTAAAAGTCATAGCTCGATCTTGACCGAACCATTCGTTTTTAGCTGCCCATGACTCTGCCATAGGATCTGCTTCAGGTAATGATCTTGGTGTTTCTTTTGGTAAATTACCACCATCAGACAGTCTAACAGACTCACTCTGTTGAACTGGCGTTTGTTGTCTTTGCTGTAATTTTGCATTTTCAAATGCTAATTCAGCAATTCTTTTATTCGCTGTAACTTGCGCTGCAGCATCACCGGATTCGATAGCCATCGCAAGTTCTTTTTGCGCAGCGTCCATTCCAGTTTTAAGGTTTTCTTCAAACCTTTTGTTATAATCAGAATCTATTTTAGAAAATCTTTCCTGATCAGCCTGTCTTTTCTTTTCAATAGCCTGAGCATATTCTACAGCTGCAGCTTCTCTACGTTCTGCTTCTCTCATCTTTCGAGTAAGTTTAGCAATACGTGATTGAACTCCTTTACTGTAATCTTCTAATTTAGAATCTTCTTCTTTTTTTGTTTCTTCTTTTACTGTTTCTTGTTCCGTTGTTTCTGGAACAGCTTCTTGAACTGTTTCCTCTTTTGTCTCTTCTACAGCTACATCAACCTCTGGGCCCGATGTATCTATATCAACTAGTTTTTCACTAGGTTTTTTCTTTTCCTCTTCTGGCATAGTTCTCCTTTTCTATGTTAGTATTTATGCAGGATATCTGTTGGATCCTGTACTGTTGCTAATATTTCATCTTCATTAAGAAGACGAACTTCTCCACCCTCAATCTCTATACGTGATCCTGCGTAACGCGCGAAGACCACCCAATCGCCAACTTTGCACCATGGACCATCAGGATATCTATCCTTGTCGTTATAACAATGGGGTCCCATTGCTAAAACATTTCCACATTGCGATGCTACTTGTTGACGTTCTATTGTATCTTGTCCAAGTAAAACCCCACCTTTAGTTTTTTCATTCATTCTAAATGGTAAAACTAACATACGCCAACCAGTTGGTTGAGGGAGTTTTGCTTTTTCTTTTGTAACTTCTTTTTTCTCTGATTTCTTTACACCAACTAATTCTTTATTTGGTGTTATTATTTTTGCTGTTGAGGCTGATAATTGTTCCTTCATTTTGCTCCTTATCTTGTTGCAGGTTAGAGATTTCCTGTTGCACTGATTCCAATGCATTTATTTGTCCTATTATATACTTATATGTTTCCATGCTGTCAACCCCTCCGGACGTTACCGAAATTGCCAGTTGTTCTGTTCTACGTTTGATTGCTCTTTTTAAACTATTGAGTACGTGTTCTGCTTCCATTTAACATTTCCATCTTCTCCGTGCTTGTCTGATTCGAGAATTAGGATCGTTACGTGTTTTTGCAGATGATCGTTTTAGTTGGCCTGCGCTTCTTGCACAGTACGACTTACGTCGATTTGCAGCTTTTGATCCTGATTTTACTTTACCAGTTACGGCTGTTTTTAATTTACTTCCAGGATTTGCAGCCCTGTAAGCTCTCACACCTTTCGCTGTCATTCCAGCTCCAGATTTAGTTTTTCTATAATTACCACCTTTACCAGTGGTTCTTCTTATAGGGTTTTCAGCCATTATTTTTTCTTTGCTGTTTTGGCTGATCTTCTTAATGCTTTGTCCGTTACAGTTCCTTTACCTGGTTTGCTAGTGCCTCTTTTTTTGGCTCTATTCATGTAGTAATACAAACCTTTTTTAGCTGTACGTCCATCTTTAGTTTTATGATAACCTTTTTTCATATTTTCTCCTTTATGCTATTATTGCTATGCAGTCTTTACAAGATTTTATAAATCTTGAATGACCATCACAGTGTTGTTTTGCTTGATGTACTAAAACTTGAAGCACATCAGGTTTTTCATGTGAAACTTCAATATCATCACATTTACATGATTTAATATTAAAAAGTTTACAAATGAATTCTTTAATTTTTTTAATCACTATTTTATTTCGCAACCTCTACCACGCATTGCTACTCCTCCACTTCTAAATCTATCTCTAGCTTTTTTTGATGGAGATGCTTTTCTTTTTCTTGGTCCTGATTCGATTACAGCGGGGTTTCCTCTTTTTTTAGGTTTACGACCCATGTCTGGTCCAGCGCCTCTAGCGGCTACACCAATTCTTCTAACCATACTGCCCTTTGCAAACACACCTCTACCTTTTAAAACATCAGCTCTAGTAACTTTACCATCGCCTGTTAAATCAGGAAAAGATTTTTTAGTTTTACCACCTTTAGCTTTTAATTCTCTTACAAGTCTTCTTTTTTCGTCTTTTAAATCTCTTTGACCTCTTCGAGTTCTTGCTTTTTCAGCATCTACTCTTCCAAGTTCTTCAAGTCTATTCATTCTTCTAGTGTTAGGCATATTATTTTCCTTTTCTTTTTCTATTAATTTTTTTATTTGATCGTCTAATACGACCACCTTCTTTCATGTTTACTTTATCTCCACCAGTTGGATAACCAAATTTGTTACGACCGGCTGGCATACCGTATCCTGGAACACTCATTAAATCAAAAACTGTTTTAGTCATTTTTAAACATTTTTTTGCTAGCCTTATTTCTTTTTTCGGCTTCTAGTTGTTTACCTGTTTTAAATTTTTTCTGTGGCTTATCTTCTTTTAAAAGACCTTTGTATTGTTTTTTAGGATTTTCTCCAGGTCTAACAGAATGAATACCTTTACTATGTTTAAACTGAAACGCTCTTCCAGTATCAACTAATTTTTTCTTCTCTTTTTGAGCTTCACGCATCATTTTTCTACCAGCTTCCATTTTATTTTCAGCTTTAGATACTGCATCAATTCTTTTTGAAGTTTCGTCTCTGTAAACTTTCTTTACACTTCCTGAAATATTCTTTGTTGGTTTTACAGATTTAATAGTTGGAGCAACTTTATTTTTGCCCCTTAAAGCTCTACCAAATCCTCTTAATGCTGCTCCTACTCCGGCCATTATTTTTTCCTTTTATTTTTATCCATAGTCTTAACAGCTGAGTAAGCTCTACGTCCCATAGATTTTTCCATACCTTTAGATTCATCTCTTCTAGATTTCATAGATTGAGATTTCTTTCCACTTCTAGCTCCTAAAGATTCATCAAGTCTATCGTTGTATCCTTGTTTCTTAGCTCTACCACCTTTTTTCATTGCAGCTTTGCCACCGAACCTAGATTTATAAGGTCTTGTTCCAAAATCATTTCTCATTTTTTTCCTCCGTTTCTAAATATTTGTGTTCCCTTTATACCATATATGCTCGCAACTACAAGTATCCACAAATTTGTGAACCATGACGGGAGCTGCGAGAACATGTCAAAAAACAATTTTACTTTGTCCATGGCTCCCGGATCGTCCGAT